TAGATAATAAAAGACTTAACAAGCAAATATTAGAAGGATATCAAATACTTAATATTCTTTCTGGTAAGTCTAAAGGTGGTGCATGGAGAAATCATCCTGCTGTTCTTATGTGGAAAGGCTTTGAGCGTGGCCTTTGGGTTTATATTGAGGCTATGGTGCAGATTGCTAATCTTCGTGGTATCAAAACAGAAAATAATGTAAAAAACCTTAGAGAACTACACGATCAGTGTTGGGAAACTTGGGGAGATAAACGACCAGAATTTTGGAATGATGAGACTAAAGTTATGAGAATAGTAACTACTCATCGTGCTAATTTATTTAATAAAGATCCAATGTATTATGCTAAATATCAATACGCTACAACTAGTCTATACAACAATCCATGTTGTCCAGATAAAAAAGAACCATGCAAATATTATTGGCCAACACATGAGGAGAAAAATGCCTTGGTATAATTATGTTTTTTTAGCAAATTTAATTTTTATTATATATATGGGATATAGAGTTTATTTATTGCAGTCTGCATTAAACCAAAGTTTATTAGATAACCAAATTGCAATATCTATGATGGCTGCAATGAAAGAAGAACTAGAAAACTCATCTAAGTTTAAAGATAATTCAAATGAAGATTTTATAAAATTTCTTTCTGATTCAAGAGATTGGGCATTTGATTACATAGAAAATACAATGGCAAAAATAAATGAGGTAATTGACTATTGTAGAAAAGAAACAAATACATCATATTTGGGTGATTATAGAACTGGTCCAATCTTAATGAATATTGTTAAAGAATTATTGCCTCTTGTAGAACAAAACAATGATAAGCAATAATCTTAGGTGTATAATAAATTAAGGTGGTGATTAAATGAATAACGCACAACTAAAGGCTATGGCTGCCTCTTATGGACGTTCAGTTCTTGCTGGTATTGTTGCACTATATACCGCAGGAATTACAGATCCTAAAGACATGTGGGCTGCTTTAGTGGCTGCTCTTGTACCAGTTGTTCTTCGTGCAGCAAATCCAAAGGATTCAGCATTTGGTAAGTTTGATGCAATCGCAAAAGATGTAGATGATGCTATGAAGAATATCAAGCCAGCAAAAAAGAAGGCTGCTAAGAAGCCTGCAAAAAAGGTAGTAAAGTAATATAAGTTAATAATGATAGGGCAGATATAAAGTCTGCCCTATTTTTTATTTACTATAGAAAACCTGGTATAATAGAAGGTATGCCAAAAGGATCAAAAAAACCAGCAGGTGGATACAAGGCTGGTAAAAAGGGAAGTTATGGGTGCAATGGATACCCAACAGTAAGCGCAGATGGAACTGTCCACGGTTGTCATCCAACAAAGGCTAGGGCTGCTGCTCAGGCTAGAGCAATATGGGCAAGCACAGCATCTAAAAAGTTTGAGTCACTAGTTAGCAAAGCAATGCCAACAACTGGTGACTTTGTAATGTTTATGGAAGATGATGAAATTAAAGTTGGTCGTATTGAATATATTATGACTAATCCTGGAACTCTTGGTTTAGCAGATTCAGAATATGCTATCGAATATGACCCTCAAGATCCTCCAGCAATTGTAAGATGTTATGAAGAAGAAGATGGGGTTTGGGAAGAAGAGCCATACGTATATTATTATAAACTGTCTGAACTTATTAAAATAGAATCACTAACTGTATCTATGGATATAGTTGTTGAGACAACTGGTGGAATGCCAATGTCTGATATGCCAAAAATGATTAATCCATTTGATGCATTAGGAAATACACAAAAAAGAGATTATTCTTCTAGCGCCAGAGAAAGAATGGCAGAGTCTGGAAATGCAATGCCAGATGGATCATTTCCAATAGCAAACGCAACAGATCTTCGTAATGCAATTCAGTCGGTAGGTCGTGCAAAAGATTATGCAAAAGCAAAGGCACACATAACCAGAAGAGCAAAGGAACTTGGTTTAACAAACATGCTTCCTAGTGAATGGGGTGTTGGAGTTCAAAAGTCAATTCTTGCAGATGCTTTTGACCCAACATTTTTTCTAAAATGAAAACATCAAAATATTCTTTTAATGATATGCAAATAAAAGATGGTTGGATTGTTCGCATGACAAAAGATGGAAGAATTAAATCTAAAATAGAACCATATACTGTTAAGCATAAAAAACAATTGGAGAAAAAGAATGGCTGATACATACGCACCTACGTCTGGTATGAAGTCTGCTGCTAGAAGGGCTTTACGCTGGAAAGAAGAGGGTAAGGCAACTGGCGCAGGAACCCCTGTGGGTTGGGGCAGAGCAACCGATATAGTGGCTGGTAGAGGACTTTCTTTGGACACTGTAAAGCGCATGTACTCTTTCTTTTCACGTCATGAAGTAGATAAAAAGGGTAAAGATTTTTATAACACATCAAATCCATCAAATGGAAGAATTATGTGGGATGCTTGGGGCGGAGATGCAGGATTTTCTTGGTCTAGAAGAATTGTAGAAAGAGAAAGAGACAAGGCTTTGTTTTTTGATTTTGGGGCAGACTATTCAAATGTAGAAAAATTAGAAGAGATTTTTAAGGCTCTTGGAGTAGGATCGATGGTATCTTGGAATTCATCTGGCGGTAGGGCAACTGGTAAAATTATAAGAATAATTCGTGATGGATCTTACAATGTTCCTAATAGTGATTTTATAATCAACGGTACATCAGAAGATCCTGCTGCTGTAATTAGACTTTATAGAGATGGTAAGCCAACAGATACAATAGTAGGACATAAACTTAAAACACTGAGGGCTGCTTGAAAAAAGATTATAAAAATAAAGACTGGCTTTATCAAAGGTATGTTATCGATGAAGTTGAGCCAGTAGATATTGCAAAAGAATTTGAAGTAGATCGTAAAGTCATAATTGCCTGGTTAGATGAGTTTGGTATTTATAGAGATTATAAAAGATTAATGCGAAAAAAATAAATAATTATTTATATATTTTGTTGATCAACCATATTTAATAACTTAGTGTATAATTTTTCTGCTTCTATCATTTTATTATTATTAATATTATTTACAGCATACTGATACCATTCATTATTTTTTGATGAAACTAAAAAGTTATTAGTATTTTGTAAAACAATTGGATTTTTTTCATATTTTTCTAAATTTAAAGTAATATTAAAATGTTTTGTTATTTTTAATAAACATAAATCAATATTATTTACAATATCATCAAATTTTAAAATTAATATGTTTTGAAAATTGTTTAAATAAAAATTATAGTATTTTATGTAGTATTCTATAATTCCATCAATGGTATTATGAAATGTTTCTTCCATTTCACACCTTGTTTCTTTAATTGCAACATTTTCATCAAAACCATCATTTATTCTTTTATTACATGTACTTTTAAAAGCAAAAAAGGTAGTCATAGCATATGTTGAAATTATTGAGTCATATGGATTTCTAATAATTCCAATATAATTTTCATTATGGTTCAGTATAAAGTCATTATTACTTTTATTAAAATAGTTACATTCAATACAAACAAAATTATTTGAATGTTTGCGATTTATACATATTGAACATACTTTTATTTTATTATTAAAATTTAAACCTTTATTTTTTAAATATATAAAATCTTTAGAATGATATGCATTAATTGTTATATCATTAAAATTTTGTAAAATATTGAATAAAAATGTTCTACCACTTCTTGGAAATGTAGTTAGGTTTATTTTAGTTCTCACTATTTTAGTATACCACAATATAATTTTTATACGTCTATTGTTTTATTTGCAGTAATAATAAATGCTTTTGTTCCACGCCATCTAACTCTTCCATAACATCCAATATTAAACTTTAAAATATCATTTTCATTTGATACCTGATCATATATATATCCTTCTACTTCAAATCCACTTGCTAAATGTTCTACACCATTAATAAAGATTCTCCAGACAAGTTTATCATCTGTTTCAGCCTTAGTATTAAATCTTATCAGTATTTTATCATATGGAGTTAGCCATCTATCTTTTAATATTTTCCAAATATATTTTGTTTTATTCATTGTTTTTCCTTTTTTCTACTCTTTTTAAAATATTTTTTATATTGTTAGACGCAGTAGATTTAAATAAAAATGGCAATAATGAATGAATTAAACATGTAACAGAAGAAATAATTAAAATAAAAGATATAAGCATAGCCTCAAACATATGTTTAAAATAATTTTCATTTACTTCTTTTAAATGACTCATATTCCCATCTCTTTTCTTTTTTGTGTTGCAGATATTGCTTGAATTTCTAGAGGTAGTTCTACTTGTTCAATCTTATACCCAACATCTCTTCCATAAACTATATTAGTGATATTTGGTAATTTTACTATCATAGCATCTACCATATAAGGATCTTGCTCTATATAATGTTTAACCTCATTAAATTTTAATGGATCTTTAGAACTTGTTGCATATGTATTTCTAATACCCAACATTACTTGTTTTGTTCTTTTTTCCGCTTCAGAATATAGTGCATGATGTCCTTCATGCCAAGGTTGATATCTTCCCAACATTAATGTTGTTGGTTCAGACCAATCATGTATATTAAATAACTTACAAAACTCTTTGACTCTTAAATTAATATCATCTGAAAAGTTTGTATATTCAATATCAAAATTTATTGGATTTTGCCATAATTTATTTGTATCTTCAAAACGACCTTCTTTAATTGTATTCATCCAAACTAAAATATTAGGTTTTCCAAATGCATTTCTTGTTTCTTGTGTTGGACAAACAAAGTCAACAATAACTAAATATCCTTGCCCAGAAAGCATTCTAGACATTTCTCCAAGCCTTCTTGAATGTTCAATGCGATCTTCTATTGTAAATCCTAAATCAGAATTAACAGTTGATCTAATATAGTCTGCATTTAAATGTATTGCATTAATTTTATCTTTTAGTTCAGACGCAAATGTTGTTTTCCCAGATCCTGGTAATCCAATAACTTGAATAATCAATTATATCTCCTTTAGTATTTATTATAGCATCAATTAATTTTTATTATTTATAATAATTTACCATGTAGCACTAACGGGAATCGAACCCGTCTTTCCGCCGTGAAAGGGC